TCTTCTTGATTCTGCATATCAATGATTCGGTAAAAAGGAACTTTTATTTTATAAAAGCGTTCTAATATTTGATACTTCTTTACTTGAAAATAATCTTTATCCTTTACTTCCGCTGGGGTAAACACACTCATTGAATTTCTATTTTGAGAAGATGGATAGTCCTCATCGTCGTATGTAAACCCAGATATCTCACGAATAATACCCGGTATCTCTTCACCTGTGTTCGGGTCTACTGTATCATTTAATTCAGGGTAGAGGTTGACGACTTGTTCACCGGTAAGAATGGTAGAAAGGATAAGACCATCCGAATCACCGAACCAACGATCTCTTGAGCTGGGAGATGCGTATACCCTAAAAGGGTCAAGGTAAGTAAACTTGACATCACCTCTACCGAAATCTGATTCTCTATCAATGTAAGCATACAAATAACCCATACCAGTAGTAGCATAGTCTTGTATCGCTTGTTTCATTTGCCAGTCACCATCTGACTTTTGCCAAACATAACCCATGATAGTTCTCCATAAAGAAGCTACCTGAACATCGGAGTCTTCTCTAGGGGTTATTGTAAATGCTGGGGGTCTAGATGTTAATACTGCTTTAAATTTTTCTATGGCTGCCGATACCCTATCCATCGGTATGTCAGCTTGATTACGTTGTGATAACTCATCAGACTCATCGTTGGTAAAGTGATTACCAAGATAAAAGTCTATATCTTTTCTAGCTTCAGTATCCCAATCAGAACGAGCGTCACGCCATTGACGATATAACTCTTCGTTTTGTAATGCTCGAGGATCTTGATCCATTAATTACCTTCTGGAAAGTAATTAGGGTTTATCATTTCTTCTCTGTATTTATTCATAAAATAGTCTTGCTGTGGTGTATTTCTATAATACATAGAGTCTTGAGGACTTCTTTCTATTTTTTCCGATAAAGAATCTAATCTCAATCTTTCTAAAAAGTTTTGCATCTTATCCTTAGTTAACTCTTCATTTTCCATTTCTAGCTCGCCTCTTAATGATCTCATGTAATCACCAGACTGACCCCAATTACCAGTTGCTGGTGCTTGGTTAGGTCTTTGGTCGAATGGTACAAAAGGATTAGGTTGCTCTTGCTGCATCATAGCAGAGTCTTGAACTGCACCACCATCTTGATAATACTTCATCATAGCATCGTCTTTAGGTAAAATAACTTCATCTAAAGCTTTAAAGGATACATCTTCTACCCTGTCTGAAGCTTTTAATAAATCCATTAATGATTTATTTTTTTCCTCAGAACTTATATTATATCCTTTTCTAGCTAATTCATTTAAATTAGCTAGATCTACTCTTCCCTTATCACCTATTCTATAATAGTCATTAAGAGCATCTTTTAATTTATTTAAAAGTAATTCATCTCTCATATTACCTTCACCAGCTTGTATAAATTTTTTATAACTTAATAACTCTTTAGCAGGAATAATATCTCTAAATGCACTTTGATTTGCAATATTAGAATCTATAAACTCTCTTCTTTTGCTATAAAGAGGATCATCAACAGATGGTACACCCCTTAAGTATTTATAACTTCTATATGGATTAACTCCAATGTTAGATTCTTGTCTTCTAATATCCATTTCAGGAAATGCTTGTCCACCCTCTTGCATGTAACCCATTTTATTTCTAACATCTTCAGGGAGTTTACCAAGTCCGGGGTTATTATCAGGAACTGGTTTTAAGTTAGACATAGCCTGCCCACCATTTTGATATTGGTTAACCATACCTCCAGTACCGTACTGCTTTGCATTGACCATACCGCCACCATACATACCAGTCATATTCTTTAGTGTAGCCTGTGCTATCAGTCTATCTATTTCAGAATGACCGCCTGCTTCTGGCATATCGTTTAATTTTTCCAATGTGGGAACTCCTATCATGTCCACAGCTTCTTTGCGAATCACAAATTCACCGGGAGTTAAAATTGCTTTTACTGTATCTGTTGTATTTGGCATTACTTATCTCTTATCTCAAAATGGGGAAAATCGTCGAAACGGTTGTCCATTACCTTAAAATCCATATCCCAGTCTCCACCCCATCTTAGACGGTAACCCATCCCACGAGCAATGCCGATAACAAAACCAGCGAATAGTGTTTGCCTTTCCCTGTCCTCCCAATCCACAGGATAAGGGGTAACGTCAACGGCTTTAGAAGGACTAATATTGTGCCTACCGTTAGGATACTTAACTTTTGTGCGACCTTCGTCATATAATTTATTTTGCCTTTCTTTGCTCCTATGTCCTTCAAGGACAGAACAATCTACATGTTTGATTACTTCATTAAACACTTCCTGTAAACGCTCATCACAGGATGCTAATCTCTCTTTTGATCTTTTAGAATATCGTGGCATGTGGATTTGAATTTAAATATAAGTCATACATAAACAAAAGACAAATAATATTTTATTATGCCCTAGATCCAGTCATCCAGTTATATGCTTTTTTCTTCATACGTCTTACTGGACTAGATTCTTCATTTAGTAATGATTCTCGTTTAGTTCTTGTACTTTTAGGAGCTTTGGCAAAGTAGTCTGCATAGTATAACGCATCCATCACATCGTCATTTCTAGGTTTTGGGTGCTCAAAGAACTCATCTACTAATTCTGTCATTTCTCTTCTTATGTATAATTTCTTAGAATTGACAATAACACCTAAACTTGTCTCAAGCCTATCTTGCTTTTTAATCCTAGCGGGTGGTTTAACCCCCTTAAAGATTCCGGGCATCAGTCTTTTTTCAGTAGCAGACATTCTTGTTACCATATCTCTAACCATTTCCTGTGCCGCTACGGTTTCTATTGTTACTCTCCTTACTGGAGTATATTTATTTGCTAATCTTATAATTTCTTTTGGAACGTCAAAGGTTGGTATTCTTTCTCTAAAGTATTCTAGGACATATCTATTTTTATTAGAATCGATCGCCATTACAAGTATAACTTGAAAGTCAGATGTTTCCGATGCTGTTGCTGCTAAATCTACCCCCAAGTAAATGTTTACTGGTATAGCATCCTCACCGTCTATAAGGTAATTGAATTTGTTTCTACATTCTACTTTACCACTGAAATATTGTATTCGATCTATCTTAAACGCTGCATTAGAAACATCTCTCGCATCATTCATGTATTCCTGTGCAAACTTATTAACAAGACCAGCTTCGATAAACTCTCTTTTCTTTGCTGCTAGTTTTTTAAGAGAAAATTGTTCTTTCCAAATAGACTTACCATCTTCTATTGCTCGCTTAAATGTCACCGACCAAGGATATTCTCTACCTTCGTCTTGAGCTTTTTTGTTTCCGTCTACTACTGCCTGCAAAAAGCTATCAAAATGAACTATCGTTCCCGCTAACCATATCCATCCTTCTCTTCCCGGAGTTTCTTCTAGTGCTGGATATACTGTGGATACGATCCATTTCTTAATATCCGCTCTACGCTCTGGCGTTTTGGTATTTAACTCTGATTCAAAGTCATCTAAGATGATGCCAGTATAACGAACATCTACTTCTGCACGACCTCTAAGTCTCTGTGAAGTACCTTTTGCTATTAACCTGTCCCCTTTAGGTGTAACAATATCTTTTTCTGTCCAACGCTTTCCTGCTGCACCTCCATCTAAATTACCAAAGTAGTATCGAAGACGTTTATTCATTTCAAAATGATTGCGTAAATACTTTAAGTGGTCAATAGACTGACTTTGTTCTTCGGATACCCATGCAATAAAGTGTTGCTCATCATCTCTTGCAAATACAAGTTTATGCATAATGGCTGCTTTCGATAAGATTGACTTACCAAACCCTCTAGGCATGATGATGCAGCTACGACTACCGGGTTTAGAGGATATTAGTTTATCTGCTACATCAAAGTGAAATGCTGGTGATGCAGACTTTTTAAGAAAGTCATTTGGTAAGAAAGCTCTTCCAAAGTAAATAAGACTTTTGTAGGACTTGGCTAATACCTCATCCCTATCTTTCATTTCAGATGGAGATGGGTTAATATTAAAATTATCCACTATTTATTTTTTAATTTAAAAGGATTGTATTTATATGTTGGTGCTGACATTAAATTTTCTAATGCTTTAACTCGATTAGGATTGTTTTTAATATATATATCCATTAAATATGGTTCTACTCTTTTTAATGTACTACGAACTTGCTCACTCATTACAACTGGTAACTGTGTAGATTTTTGATTCATATCTACAACAGTATCTATTAACTTTTGTAAGTTTGGTTGAGGTCTTCTTGTTCCCCACAATCCCTTTCCAAGAGCAGGTTTCCATGTACCAAAGTTTATAGGTATTTTAGCCCAATCCATTAATTTTATATCTTTTGTTGGTAAGTTACCTAATATTCTTTCTTCAAATTCAAATTTAGGGTTCATTTGATCTTTAAATAAATTATCAACATTTTCTTTATATTGTTTTTTATTTATTATATTTTTATTTAAAGCTTTATCATAGCCTTTTAAGCTATGTTCAACATCGCTTTGTTTTAATCCAAATTTTTTATAGCCTTTTTCAGAAATGGGTTTTATCCTATAACCTTTCTTAATTAACTCATCCCTATCCATAATAAATCTTACATCAGTTCCTATATTAAAATGAGGTCTAGATAAAAACATAGGGTCACGAGTTACAGAAAAAGCTTTAGGTACATATCTTAATTTTGCATTTCCATATTCATCTATTTCTTTTAAATAGTCAGCTATTTTTTTTTCTTTAGAGTAACCCATAGGAAATCTACTTGTTGGCTTTATTCTTCCAGATTCTAATATTTCTTTAGCTTTAGGTATATTTGTGTGATGGTAAATAGGATTTCTAAGATTAATCTTTTTCAATAATTTCATTAAAGATGGAATTTTTTTAGCCGCTAATAATGGATTTAATGCTATATCTGGAGCTGTACCAGTAATTGGCTGCGGCGTTTTATAAGCAGACATAGAATATTGCCTTAACTTACTATCCATTTCTGCTTTCATTATTAAATTATTAATATTATTATGAACATCAGTTGATGCCGGATTAGCCGTAGCCATGTTTAATAATGAATTGTTTTGTGCCATATTTACGTTATTTAGACTCTTTTGTTGTAAATGCTATGTTATATCGATTATTACCTAGTTTGATTGATTTAGGTACTGTATAGCTCCAAACAGGGCTAGTCTGTGTATTCCAATACCTATCATTAACTACTACTGCTTGTATTACCACTTGTTAGTTCCTTTTTCTTACCTGTTAACATCCCTTGCTCAAATGCTTGTAACTTTTCTTTACTGAATCCAGTAAACTCTTGTATTAGTGCGATAGACTCGGACTTCTTATCTGTATTAAGCATTCCCGATATCTTCATTAATGTTTCTAGTGCTCTTAGTTTATCGCCATCTCTTACTTCAACTTTATCGACAACGCTCTTTGTGCTTTCTAATAAGTATCTTTTTGTAATACCTACATCTGCCATTAACTCTTCTATTTCTTTATCCACTTGATTCCTCACTGTTTTGCTCTTAAGTAGTAATGTTGATTTTCGTTTAGCTGCTTCTGCATCTGTTGTCTTTGGATATGCTTTCATATAAGCACTCTCAGGATCTAAGCCCATTGCAATGTATTTAGAAAACATTCTTTTTTCTCTAGTCATGCCGCCTTTTACTCTAGAGTCATAACTATTCTTTTTTACAAATCTATAAATAGAATCTTTTATTGTTCCATGAAGCTTTGTTTTCTTCTTTACATTAAACATACCAATGATTGTGCGGATATACCCATCTGTTGTGTTATTCCCTTTCATATATCCTTTTTTAAGGACTTGAACTATCTTACCGTCATCAGAGTGACACCACTGATTCTCTTCAGCTTCTTTCCAATTCTTTACGATAGGCTCTGTAGGATGTGCTGTACGGAACTCTTCTTCACTTTCGTAAGCATAATGGACAACACCTTTGACTGTACGCTGTAACGCCAAACTAGTTGGGTTGGTTAAGGTTATATTCATCCATTTCTATTATTTGTAGCTCTGGCATATTATTCATTCGATATATTAACTCTGCAATCAATCCTACGTTTCTACCAGACGGCTCTATAATGTCTAGTATCTTTAATTCATTTGATATTTCTCTACACCGCTCTAGGTTGGTATAGATGTCTGTTATTTCATAATCACCGTATATTGCTTTCTCAAGCATTGTTATCTCTCTATCCATATTTAAATTTAATAAAAACTTGACAAACTGCAACTATATATAATAATATTATCTATCCCCCCTTTATTTAGTCCGTTGGATTTATAGTAGTACTATAGTATATATAGTATATAGTATATATAGTATATAGTATCTGTTATATATATATTATATATAATATATATTATATATATATAGTATATAGTATATATAGTATATAGTAAGTAGTATATATAGTACCCGCTTTTTTTATGTAGTACCCGCCCCGCAATAGATCCTAGATAACACCATAGTAAACTTCAGAAAATTTTAAAAAAAATATTTTAGTATGTGTCCCTTTGATATACACACATATACCCGCCCCCCAATCGCTTTTCACGTTAGGATTCTTGCGTTGAATTTTTCGTTTTCGTTTGCCCTCGTTAATAATAATGGAACAAATAATGTATATAATCATATATATATCAGTAACATTTTTGAAAATTTGGATGCCTTAGCGGTGGTCGCTCAACGTAGAAAGACGGCGACATTATATATATTATTATAGACACGGCGTCTATTACAATTAAATCCAATTAGTAAAGGAAATCAAAATGAATAATCTAAATAATATAACCAACTTAGTTCCTGTCTCAGAGTCTATAGATATTGCACAATCTAGTAATATTTATGCTATAGAAAATAAAAGTAAAGAGCTCGTTAACTCTTTCAGTAGTTCTAAGTTTCCTAATCTTAATCCATTTTGTGAGGTAGATATAAGAGACTTAATTACTTCTGATGGATTAACCTCAATGGGTAAATCTGTTAGGATACCTGAAATGGATAATTTAGAGATTTCAGTTAAGACTAGTAAATATTTATTAGTCTCAAATGCTGAAATAGCTAGTGTTGGTAATGAAATTAGAAATCGTTCAGAGATGGATTGGAAACCTGAAAAGATATTCTTTGATGGCAAGACATACAGAAGGTCTTTTGTTTGTGAGGACTCTTATTTTATTAGGAACATACCTCAAGTCGGAGACCAAGTCGCTCTTGTAATGGAAGAAGTAAATAGTTATGATGGTCAGACTAGGGCTGGTATATACTTTTATTACATACGTTTAATATGTGATAATGGAATGCGAACTAGAGACCACGGCTTTAGCTATTCATTCAGACATACATTGAATAATCTTAGTTGGGAAAGTAAAATAGACCAAGCATTACTTAAATTGTCAGGTAATGACTTGGATATGAGATTCAACAGATTTCTACAATCTTGTAGTTTTTTACAAGATATAGAAGTTTCAGAACCCATGCCTATTTTACTTAATAATAAGGAATATCTAGAAAACCTACCAACTACACAATATGGTCAGATTCTAAGAAACATGTACACTGCTACAGAAACTGATGAACATGGTAATGTGACTAGCAAGTATGGTTCAGGTAATTCTTATAATATGTGGGATTTCTTCAATTCAGGTACTGAGCTATTATGGCACAATCCTAAATTGACTCAGGGTTCTATTGATAACAATAGTCTCTTAGTTGATGGATTACTGAAATATGGTTCAGATATACAAGTTGAAGAGATGGATAAAAACCAAGTGGAGATGTTCAATTAATCTTTGGACGCCGTACCGACCTGAGCAAGTCGTTAAACTGCTCATTTTTTATTTTCTGTACTTTAGATCTATTTCTGTAATTTATTTAAATTATATAATTATATAAACTTTACGGAGGAAATAACTTTTTTTGTAATAAAACTCAACGAAGGAAATAGTTTTTTTTATATAAAACAACTTAACGGAGGAGATATTTATTTTTAAAAATATACAACTTTACGGAGGAGTTAATTCTTTTGTGCAATCTACTATATATTGTACAATATCGCACGAATTACAGAGTTTTAGACGTATTAAGTAATGCATTATATACTACGTGTCTGCATACATTTATATAATATTTAAATATTGTACACCTTAGAAATACACCCTTTGCAA